CACCGTGCCCGGCGCGTTCAGCGAGAGCGACATCGGGAAGCTCGTGGTCGTGCTCCCGCTGCCGGGATCCGGGTCGGTGCCGGGATCCGGGTCCGGGTCGGTGCCGGTGTCGGGGACGCCGGGCACGCCCGGCTCGGCGAGGTAGGACGTCGGCGCGTACGCCGAGAGGCCCTCGAGCGTTGCCTGGCCGAGGCGGTACTGGCCCTCGCGGTTCGGGTGCAGGGTGTCCCCGCCTCGCAGCGAGTAGACGTTCGGCGGGAACCACCTGTCGATGACCTCGCCGGGGATCCCGCCGAAGGTTCCATCTCGACCGAACTCGGTGAAGACGTCCTCCTGCAGCTGCCGGAAGGGCTCGACCATCGCGTTCGTGGCGCGCGGCGTCGGGTAGAGCAGGAGGGCGGTGCTGGTGGTCTTCGCCGGCGGCATCATCAGCACGAAGGGCATGTCCTGCAGGCGCTTCTGCCAGACGAGGAGCGAGTCCACGATGAGCGGGTCGCCGGACGAGCCGGTGTGCTTGATGACGACCGTGTGCTCGGTGTCCTCGAGGTCGCGGAAGTGGATCGGCTGGACGATCACGGGCGCCTTGTCGGCGCCGCAGATGCCCTGCGACTTCGTGCTACTCGAGACGGGTGCTCCGCCGTCGAGAGACCAGGTGTATTTCGAGCCGGCGAACGCCTTCGAGGCGATGGCGTCGGTGTAGCCCATCATCATCAGGGTCGCGCCGGTGCCCGTGAAGCGGATGGTCTGCGTTGAGCCGGGAGTGGTCGACTTCCGCGTCTTCTTCGAGTACTGGTACTCGGCCTGCCCCCACGAGCCCGTCTCGTCCGTGCCGGGCAGCACCTTGGACTTGTGGCGGTAGATGCCCAGCAGCGCGGAGGTGCTGTTCTTGAAGCCGCGCTTGCCGACCTCGGTCGACCACGCGCGCGGGAACTCGTTGCCGCCGGCGCTCTGCGTGACGAGCGGCGTGCTCCCGGGGACGTAGGCGCTCGAGCCCGGTGTGAGGTTCGCGAGGACGACGTCGCCGCGGATGCGTCCGCCGTTGCCCCGGTTGAGGACCTTCCCTCCGAGCTCCTTCGCGGCGACCGAGACGAAGATCTGGTCGATGGTGTAGTCGGGGTTGTTGACGCTGCTCTTCGCGATGACGGTGAGCTCGGACGAGCCGTCCGCCCAGATGGTCGGCTTGATCTTGCGCCACTTGTCGAGGTTCGAGAGCGGCGCAGCGGCGGTCTCGACGCTGTACGCCTCGGTGCCGACCAGGTAGTAGCCGGGGGCGGCGCTCGAGTCGATGCTCGAGACCAGCCGGAGCGGAGGGGTGACTGGCGCTGCGGTGTCGTCGAGGTAGAAGAAGTCACCCGTCTCGTCGTTCATCAGCAGCTGGCCGGGCGGGCCCGCCGGGAGCTCCCCGGCGGGCCCGCTGATCACGGTGGGATCGGACACAGGTGACCCCTTCCGGGCTACAGGGTGCGGGCGGTGGTGACGAGGGGGCCGTTCGCGCCGGAGCGCTTGAGGACCGACGTCGAGCCGCTGATGTGGCCCATGCGGACGTTGGTGACCACGCCCGCGCCGATCGGGACGTCGTTCGCGACCTCGACGCCGACCTTCTCGCCCGAGATGGCCGAGCCGATGACGGACGCGGTGACCCCGTTGACGTCGTAGACCCCATCGGGTTCCGCGTTCGACGCGGCCGAGAGGTACTTCCCGATCGCGACGACCGAGAAGTTGTCGACGCCGGAGCTGTTGACGATCTGCAGATCGACGTTCTCGACCACGGCGGACCCGGATGCGGCGGCCATCACGCCGACGAGGGTGAGCGGGACGGTCGCGACGCAGTCCTCGAAGACGAGCTGCAGGTCGTCGATGTGCAGCTGCGTGGTGCCGGAGGTCAGGTGCGACAGGCGCGGCGCGAGCTGCGCCATCACGAGGGTCAGCGGGTCGTTCGATCCGTTCGAGTTGTAGATGTTCATCCCGCGGAAGACGACGCGCATCCGGCGGATGTTCACCTTCCGGGCCGGGTAGGAGAAGACGAAGCCGATGCGGCCGAGGCGGTTGAAGATCGGCAGGTTGCCGCGCTTCTTGGCGCCGTTCGCGTCCCAGAAGGCGCCGTCGACCTCGATGAGCGCGTCGTCGACGTTGAGCACGGCGAGCGGGTACGGGACTGCCGAGGTCTCCTGGTCGGCGCCGGTCCCGGTGTCGTTCTCGTTCTCGAGGATCGTCTCGACGGGCACGGCGCGGATGTACTCGCGGTTCGCGAGGCTGCCGACGAGCGCGTCGCCGGTGACCTTCTGGTGGAGGCGGTTGACGGTGAGCGTCGTCCCGTACGGGTTGAGCGGCTTCTGGGAGAAGACCTGCAGGACGGAGTCGAGGACGGGGTTCTCGGAGTAGACGTCGTCGAGGTAGGTGTGCGTGAAGCCGCCGATCTCGTACGAGTCATCGCCGATCGCGACGGAGGACGAGCGGGTGATGCGGACGGTCCCGCCGATGCAGTCGCCGCCCGGGTAGAGGTGGGTCTGGGTGAAGTAGGGGGTATTGGTACGGTGCCCGGCGAGCGAGTCGCAGCGGATCTGATCGAGCTCGATCCCGTCCATGTAGTAGGAGACGGCCGAGCGGCGGTTGGCGGTGAGCAGCACGGCCCGGGTCGGGCCGGGCACGTCGCAGTCCCGCACGCGGACGTTGCGGACGAAGTTGAAACCGCCGGTGGTGGATCCGCTGCCGCCGCAGGTGTAGGCGGCGACCTGGGCGGCCCGGGTGGAGAGGTCCCAGCCCTTCCAGTAGTCGGCCGAGTTGTCGGCGAGGGTGTTCGACGGCGTGACCTGGGTGAGCGACGTGCGGTCGGAGTAGCCGCCGAGGAGGCCGGCCTTCGCCTCGTGGGCGGTGATCTGCCGGAAGAGGAAGTTGATGAAGGCCTTGTTGTTCTCGTCGAGCTCGTCGAGGCCCTTCGGGATGACGTAGTTGTACGTGTTCACGTTCTGCACGTCGATCTCGTTGAGACTGATGTACGGCTGCTCGACGCCCTTGCCGTGGCGGTTGCCGATGAGCACGCCGCAGACGCCGGTCGCGAAGTTGTTGTCGATGTCGAAGTCGCGGAAGGCGTAGTTCTGGAAGACCATCGGCTCGTCGGGGCGCTGCCCGAGGAAGCGGGTGGTCTCGGTGAGGTAGTAGTACTTCCCCGCCGAGGTCCAGGAGACGCCGGTGTCGGTGTCGATGAAGAACAGGCTGCGAGCGCCGGCGTCCGAGAGCCGGATGATCGAGGTCGCGCCCTCGCCCTGGAAGGTGATGCGGCCGGCCATGTTCACGCGGAGGCCGAAGCCGTTGCGGGAGGTGATCTTCGACTGCGGCGAGGCGGAGGAGCGCCGGTTTAGGGGCAGCCGCGAGGACGGGGCTACGTCGGGGAGGGTGGCGAGGCCGGGCGGGACGATGATGACGACGTGCATGGCGGCGTTGTCCATCGTGAGCGCGTGCGCGGCGTCGAGGGCGCTCTGGAAGGCGGCCCGGTTGCTGGTCACGCCGGTCCAGGTCTGGCCCGTGGTGAGGAAGGTGCGGGGGTCGATGATGCGCAGGTCGGCGGGCTGGCCGGCGGCCGACTGCAGGTCGTTGGAGGGCACCCACTTCGTGCCGTCCCACTTGGGCACCTGGCCCTGCTGCGCGCCGGACTGGCTGATGCTCTCGAGGGTCACGTCCCCAGGTGTCGCGCCGCCTTCGGGTGCCCCCCAGACGGTGTCGTAGTCGGTGCCGGACTTCTTCTTGAGTACCTGGCCGGCGGATCCGCCCTTGGGGACGCCGGGGCCGGCGGGGCCGCGAAGGTTGCCGAGCGAGCGGGTGATGGTTGCCACGGAGTGCTCCTAGAGGGGTCGAGGGGGAACGCGAAGGCCCCCGCCAGATGGACGGGGGCCGGGAGGGTGCGCGAGAGCTAGGCGCGGTGGCGGCCGACGGCCTGCACCGCGGAGGTGGCGCCGGTCGGCTTCCAGAGCCCGTAGTGCAGGCCCACTGCGATCAGGAAGGTCGCGAGGCCCGAGAAGACGCCGGCGGCGAGGTCGTAGCTGACGCCGGCGTTCAGCGCCGCGAGGAGCTCCCCGCCGAGGCCGGACGCGAACGCGAGCGCGGCGAGGAGGACCGCCTTGACCGCGGCCGAGGTCGCGCGGGTGGTGACGAGGCCGACGAAGAGGGGCAGGATGACGGACACCAGCAGGCTGAGCAGCTGGATCCAGGTGGGGGCGAACGTGATCACGGGGTCTCCTTAGAAGGGGTGGCCGGCGCGGAGATGCCGCTGCCGGGGAGGATGCTCTCGAGGCGCGGCCAGCGCTCGATGTCGTCGGGTTCGACGCCGCGGAGGATGAGCTCGCGTCGCATGACCGTCGCGTGCTCTTCCATGCGGCGGCGGTTGCGGGCCTCGGCTTCAGCGCGCTGATACTCGCGGTCGCGCTGCGCGACGAGGTCGTTCTTCCGCTTCGACTCCTTGGCGGAGACGCCGGTCTTGATGAGGGTGATGATGGACACGAGCTCGCGGAAGAACACCCCGATGCCGCCGGCGCCGAGCACGGCGACGATCAGGGCCACGATGTTCACGCTCTCGATTGCGGGCACTGCTGTGCTCCCCCTCTACTCGGTGCGCGGCGCGACGTCCTGGGTTCGCCTCCGCAATGCCTCGGCGACGCGTGACTGGAAGTCCTGATGCGTCGGATCGGAGGCGAAGATCTGCAGCTCGACGTACCTCCGGATGAGCACCGCCATCGCGACGAACACGAGCGTCGTCGCGACGGCCGCGGTGATCGACTCGAACGCGGTGCGGCCGAGGATCACGAGGTAGATGAGGATCCCGAAGACGGCCGCCGGCGTCGCGGGCACCTCGAGCACCCAGTAGCGGGTGAGGCGTCCGACGAAGCCGAGGAGCCCGCCGACGAGCAGCAGCAGCGACCAGACGCCGATCAGCCAGTCCCAGCCCGCGAGCTCCACCTGCACGGTCGTCGGGGTGAAGAACAGCGCGTAGACGCCGCCCGCGACGATCGCGAGGTAGATGACCATGTCGATGATCCGGATGAGCGACTCGAGGCGGCGGCGCTTCTCGTCCGGGATGGGGTAGCGGTCCATCAGGCCCTACTCGGCGGTCGCCGGGGCGAGCGCCGGCTCGTCGCCCGCCTTGCCCTCGGCCTCGATGCGCGCGAGCTCCTCGGCGCCGATCTCGTCGATCTTGCGCGCGAGGTCGGCGATCTGCTGGGAGTCGTACGACTTCGGGGTGCCGCAGAGCATCCGGGCGAACTCGTAGCGGACCGTCGGGTAGAACTTGCGGTCGGCCCAGTCCTGCACGAAGCCGTCGGCGGCGAAGAGGTCGATCGTCGGGCGCGGGTCGACGCCGGGGCCGAGGGTGAACCAGAACTCACCGAAGACGCCGATGCTCACCTCGTTGGTGTCGGCGTTCTCGTAGACGCGGGCGACGCCCGGGCCGCGTCCCTCGCGGGTCACGATTTTGATGAGCACGGCGGCCAGGTTCCGGACGCTCTCTTCGAGCCCCGCCATCCGCTTGCGGTCTTCGTCGCTGAACATGTCGTCCTCCTCGATGGGGTTGGTCGAGCCGGTCGGCCCGCCGATGGGGTGCGCGCCGGTGCCCGCGGGAATGCTCGGGCCGCTGGACGCGATCGAGCCGAAGTAGTCGGTGAAGCGCCGCCGCTGACCGCTTGCGGTGAGGCAGTGGATGTGGAGGTGGACGTCGCCGCCCCAGTCGCGCCCGTTCGCGGAGGCGCCCGACCACCCGCAGGTGGCGCCCTCGTCGTAGTGCCGCTCGTAGCCGAACGCGGATTGGTGCTGGAAGACGACGGCGACGACGTCGCGGATCGGGCGGTCGAGCATGAGGATCGAGCGGCGGCCAGCGCTGCCAACCTGGCCGCACTGGAACTCGAAGCCGGACCCGGGCCGGCCCGAGGTGTGCAGCGTCCCGGATGCCGGCGCGGGGAGCACGGTGCCGTACGGGAGGGGGTAGTCCTCGCCGCCGGCCGAGTAGGACATGTGCGCCGCCCAGGTGCCGGTGATGCGCCAGCGGGCGAAGGGGTTGTAGGGCATGGCGCTCCTAGTGGTCGTTGGCGATGAAGAGGCGGCCGTCGGCGGCGACGGTGAGGTTCCCGGTCGGCGAGCTCGCGCGGAATAGGCGGCCGCCGGGCGCGACGGCGAGGTTGCCGCCGCCGGAGGCGGTGCGTGTGAGGCGGCCGTCGGCGGCGACGGTGAGGTTGCCGCTGCCGGTTCCGGGTTCGCCGGGGTCGCCGGATCCGGGGTCGTCGGGGTCCGTGGGGTCTGTGGGGTCGGCGCCGCCGGCGGTGATGAACTTGGTGAAGTCGACGCGGCGGCCGGCGCCGTCGAGACCGTGAACGTGGAGGTGGACGTCGCCGCCGTAGTCCGCGCCGTTGGCTGAGGCGCCGGACCAGCCGATGACGGCGCCCTCGTCGTAGTGCTGCGCGGCCGCGAACCTCGACTGGTGCTGCACGACGATCGCGACCATCGGGCCGGCGGCCTCGGGCGGGTAGCCGGCGGCGGGGAGGATGCGGTTGAGGGGCTGGTCGAGGATGAGGATCGAGCGGCGGCCGGCGGAGCCGACGGACCCGGCGGCGTACTCGCCGCTGCCGCCGGAGGTGCGCAGGGTGCCAGCGGCGGGCGCGCGCAGCGGCGTCCCGTAGCCGAGGGGGTAGTCGATGCCGCCCGCGGAGTAGGAGCCGTGGTCGGCCCAGGTGCCGGTGACGCGGTAGCCGGCCCAGGGGTTGTATGGCATCAGCTGCTCGGCAGGTTGTGCAGGTAGATCGCCTTGCCCTTGAGCTCGATCCACGCCCCGTCGCCGCCGTCGGGTCCGGTGATCTGGACGCCGTCGCGGCTCATCGTGATCGTCGCTCCGCCGCCCTCGATGCTGAGGCCGTTCTCGTTGAGTCGGACGGTGCTCGCCCACGCGCGGATCTCGAGAGGGACTCCGAAGCTGGTGAGGTACCCGGTGCTGCTCTCGTAGAAGAGCTGCATCGACTGGCCTGTCTCTCCGGACTGCGATGCGACGAAGCGGCCGCCGCCCTGAACGTGGAGGCGTCCGGTGACGTCGACGCGCCCCTTGAGGGCGACCGGTCCCTCCCAGTCGATCGTTCCGTCGCCGTTGAGGGTGCCGACGACGTTGAGGGTTCCGTAGACCTTCTGCGACCCCTGGCGGGCGCCCTCGCCGTCGGGCTTGCCGACGATGAGGCCCTCGGGAGAGGTGATCTCGAGCGCGCCGCGGGAGACGGAGGAGAACCCGATCGGTGCTTGCGCCTGCAGGCTGTGGATCGCGTCCCAGAGGCGTGCGAGCTCGCCGCGGTCGACGTCGTTGATCTTCACGGCTACCTCTTCTGGACGGTCAGGGGGACGTTCCCGGAGAGGTCCCAGCGGTAGGCGATGACCTGGTGCTGGTGGCCGCCGGGCGGGCTGTCGGGGATGTAGAGGTCATCCCTGACGTGCAGGGAGATCCGGTCGCCGAGGCGCAGCTGGGCGAGGCCCCGGCCGCCGGCCGTGGCAGGCTCGGCGCGCATCGTGTAGGCCCACTGCTCGACCGGTTCGCGGTTCGTGACGAGGTCGGAGATCGCGTGGTCGTCGAGGTCAGCCTGGTCGTCGATGTCCTTGTAGGAGTCGGCGCGGTCGCGGATCATCGCGGCCGAGCCCGAGTAGCCGTAGGCGAAGCCGACGCGCATGCTCGCCTCGGACCCCTTGCCGAGGCCGATGCTGCCGGTGCGGAGGTCCTGGCCGTTGAGGCGGTAGCGGACGCCGCTGAGGGGCTGCTCGGGCGCGTCGAGGTTGAACTCGAAGTCGCCAGACTCGAGGCGCGGGCTGCCGGTGCGGACGACCCACTCGATCCCGCCGTCGGCGCGGTAGCGGGGCTCGAAGTCGACGTCGGGGCCCTCGTTGAGATTCTGGATCTCGGTGAAGGCGCGCTCAGCGGTCCAGAGCTCGTAGAACCACCAGGTGCGGTCGATCGGGCCCGAGCCGTCGTCGGGAAGCACGAGGGGCAGGTTCCACTCGCCGCCGCGCCCCTGCGTCGCCTCGAGGAGGATCTTCCGCAGGGTCGCCGCGTGGCTGCGCGCCGTGACGGAGCGGGTGCCGTTGGGGTAATCCTGCGGGTTCGCCGGGTAGAGGAAGCGGTTGGAGAGGAAGTCGCGCACGCAGACGCTGCGGATCGTCGCCTGCTGCTTGGCTCGGTCCCACGGTTCGAGGGAGTGGATGTACCCGGCGTACTTCGGGACGCCGTCCCACGCTGCGACGATGATGCGGTTCCAGAGCGGCCCGAGCAGGCCCTTCCAGTTGAACCCGTCGTCGCGCTGCAGCTGGAAGGTGTGGGTGCCCTGGCCGACGCCGTTGAGCACGCGGTCACCGGAGGAGGCGATCGGGCGGACGTTCGCCTGCAGGAGGTTCCCGTTGTGGCCCTCGTGGATGCTGTGCGTCCAGACCATGCGCGCCCCCTAGATGTACGTGTCGGTGAGGTAGGTCCTCAGGTCCGCGCTGACGGCGCCGGAGATGAGGTGCCGCACCTGCTGGCCGTTCGAGATGGTCCACTGGCCGGGGCGGGAGATGCCGCCGTAGACGACCTCGCCGTTCACCCGGAGGGTCGTGTCGCGCAGGTCGATCGCGTGCGTCTCGCCGCCCCTGAGGGCCCGCGTGACGGTGAGCTGCTGGCCGACGGGCCCGGTGATCGTGTAGCCGTTGGGCGCGAACCCCTCGACCTCGAAGCGGGGGATCGCGGGGAAGTTGCCGTAGTGGAAGGCGGGCGCCCGCTCGAAGGAGCGCTCCTCGCCGTACTTGCGAGGGTCGGGGTAGCGCAGCTGGATCTGCCAGCGCGCAAGGCGCGGATCCTCGGCCAGGACCGCAAAGGTGGGCAGCGAGGTCGCGAGCTTCCCGCGGGCCCACTGCGTGACCTGGTCGCGCTCGACGGAGACGATCTTGGCCGCGCCCGAGGAGACGATCCCGGTGAGGTACTCCCCCAGCTGCGCGGTCTCGCCGGGGGTGGGCGAGACCGCGTAGCCGGAGAAGGAGGTCACGCGGGCCCCGAGGTAGGAGGGGAGGTCGTACTCGCCGTGCTGCCCGTCGCGCTCGACGGACGTGAAGCGGATGTCGACTCCCCCGTCCCAGCCGGTGAAGCCTCCGGGCTCGAGGAAGAACCCCTTGGCGAGGCCGCGGCCGCTGCCGTGGATGGCGAGCCCGTTGACGGTCACGAGCATCAGCGAGCTCCTCGCAGTTCGTAGTTCAGCTGGTCGCTCGCGACGCGTGCGATCTCGCCGGCCGAGGTCCCGTCGCCGCCGTAGATGTTCTGCGTCACCTGCGGCCCGCCTCGGTTCGCGTTCCCGATGTCCGGGTCGACCGTCGCCCCGCGGGGCAGGGTGAGGAGCTCGGGGCCCCGCTCGCCGACGATGACCGAGCCGGAGCCGGTGACGGTGCCGCCCTTCGCGAGCATCGGGATGTTCGGGATCGAGAGGGAGATGCCGATTGCGTCGCCGACGACGCCGGTGATGCCGTTGACGCCGTCGATGAGGTCGTTGATCGGCCGGATGATGTTGTTGATGAGGTCGGTGACGAAGGACACGACGCCCTCGAACGCGCCTCGGATGACGTCTCCGATGGTGTTGAAGACGGTCGCGAAGGTGTCGCCGATGGTGCCGAGGATCCCGGCGATCGTGTCCCAGGCTCCGGTGAAGAAGGAGATGATCCCGTTCCAGAGGCCCGACCAGACGGCGCCGATGAGGGCGCCGACGGTGGTGAAGACGGCGAGGACGAGGTTGATGTAGCCGGTGACCGCGCCGACGATCCAGTTCCAGACGCCGCCGATGAAGTCGCCGATGCCGGTCCAGAGGCCGTTCCACCAGGCCGAGATGATCGCGCCGATGATCTGCAGGCCGGTCAGGAAGTTCGTGAAGACCTCGGAGACCCAGGTGGTGAAGCCGGTCCAAATCTCGACGATCCAGTTTCCGAGGCCGCCCCACATCTCCGTCCACCAGGCACCGAAGGCGTTGAGGCCGTCGGTGATCCAGCCGATGAAGCCGCCCCAGATGTCGGTAATCGTGGCGACGACGGTGTCCCAGTTGAGGACGAGCAGGACGATCGCGGCGATGAGCGCGACGATGCCGATGACGATCCAGGTGATCGGGTTCGCGAGCAGCGCGATCGTCGACGCCCAGATCGACGCCGTCCAGGCGACGAACGCGGCGACGAGGGCGACGCCGATGACGCCGGCAATGACGCCGACCGACTCGGTGTTCTCGCCGACCCAGGTGCCGAGGTCGTTGAGCAGCGGCATCGCCGCGGTGAGGCCGTCGCCGAGGGCGGTGAAGACCGCGGTGGCGATCGGCTCGAAGGCCTCCATCGCCTTGTTGAGCGTGATCTGCCAGCGCTCGGCGAAGTCCATCGTCTCCTCGCCGACGCCGAGGATGGTGTCGCCGGTGGCTCCGGTGGCCGACATCAGGTCGTCCATGTTCAGGACGCCGTCCTGCAGCGCGCCGACGAACTGGGAGGCGCCCTTCGTGCCGAAGACCTCGGATGCGAGGTTGAGCGCGGAGGCGGTGTCGCCGGCGTCGACGAAAGACTGGATCTCGCCGGTCACGCGCTGGAAGGCGGCCTGCGGCTCCTCGCCGTCCTTCGCGAGGTTAATCATGCCCTTCGACATCGACCCGAGGATCGCGGTCGAGTTGAGGCCGGCCTTGTCGAGCGTGCCCATCAGCGAGACGGACTCGTCGAAGCCGAAGCCGAGGTTCTGCAGCGCGGGCGCGACGGTCTGCACTCCGGACGCGAGCTCGTTCATGCCGACGCCGGTCGCCTGCGACACCTGGAAGAGGCTGTCCATCGCGCCTTCGACGGCCTGCCCCTCGATGCCGAACGCGGTGAACGCGGCCGACGTGGCCTGCACGTCGACGGCCTCGCCGAGGATCCGGCCCGCCTCGAGGTACTGCTTGCCGACGGTCTCGAGGGTGTCGCCCGACAGCCCGAGCCGAGTGTTCAGGTCGGCGACGGTCTGACCGGCCGCCTCGAAGTCCGTCGGGATCGAGGTCCCGATGTTCTTCGCGACCTCGGAGAGCCCCTCGAGCGCTTCGCCCTGCGCGCCGGTTCCGACGCGGATGGTGTCGGTGATCTCGTCGAAGGTCGACCCGATCTCGTACAGGCCCTTGAACGCGCCGACGACGCCCGCGACGATGCCGGCGCCGGCGAGCGCCTTGACCATGCCGCCGCCGAAGCGGCCGCCGGCCTTGTCGCCCTCGCCGGCGGCCGCGTCGGCGGCTCCCCCGAACTGCTTCGCGATCTCGTCCTGGATGCCCTCGAGGGTCGGGACGAGGCGCATGTAGCCGGTGACGACCTCGTTGCCTTCGGGCATGCGGGCCTACCTCTCGTCTTGCACGCGGTGCGGTGCCGGCGGTCGGCGGGTGAAGCGGCCGCGGGAGTCGCGCGGCCGGCCGGGCGGCACCGCCGGGGTCTTCGCCTGGGCGTCCCACCAGCCGTCGAACTCGACGACGGGGATCGCGTCGCGGCCGAGCGTCTGGGTGCGCTTCTTCTCCCACGGGCGCGGGATCGGCTTGGGTCGCGGCGCTGTCTTGCGGCCGGCGCGCTGCCAGTTGCCCTGCGCGAGGGTGTCGGCGATCATCGCGAGCAGCTGCTCGCCGATGTCCCAGCGGAGCCCGTGGACGGACTCCGAGGTCGACGACTCCGGGCGTTGCTCCCAGCGGCGGATGAGCAGGCGCAGCTCGAACCAGCTGAGCCGCTCGGTACCGACGTCGTGCAGGTGGAAGCCGGCGAGCACGAGGTCGGTGCGGATGGCCTCTGCGTGCTCTCCGGTCAGGAGGTCGAAGAGGCCGTAGATTCCCCCGGCTCGACCTCGGACTTGCCCTTCCACGCCTTCATCAGGTCGTTGAACTGCCCCTGGTCGAGGTCGAGCACCTGCTCGAACTGCTCCTCGGTCAGGATCTGCTCGAGCATGGTGAAGGTCTGTTCGACGCCCTGCAGCTTGTAGGTGTCGCGGATGACGCGCATCGGGATGTTCTCGAAGCGCGGCAGCACGAACTCGTAGCCGGAGGGGGCGGTGTGGTGGAACTTTTCCAGGGTCATCAGGAACCTCTCGTGGGTCCAGGAACCGAGTGGTCACCGGGCGGGGGCGGGTTCCTGGGGCGCCCCCGCCCGGTGGTCGATCAGGCGGAGAAGACGCCGTCGTCGGTGAAGATGTAGATGTTCTGGCCGTCGGCGTCGGGGTAGGTCGCGAGCGTGACGGGCAGCGTGATCGCGCCGGTCGCGGTGAGCGGGATCTCGCCACGGTTCACGACCTGCGCGCGCGGGGCGACGATGAGGACCCGGCGGTCGCCGTCCTTGACCTTGAAGTACCAGGACTTGATGGGCAGCTCGTTCTTGCCGAGCGAGGCGCGCATCTTCGTGCCAGCGGTGGTGCTCGCCGGCTCGACCTGGACGTTGTCCTCTCCGAAGTAGTTGCGGGCCGACTCGGCGTTGAGCTCGAGGTGGGTCCAGGCGATCTCGCCGGTGAACTCGGAGAGGATGCGGCGGATCTCGGCGCCGGACCAGTCCTTGATGGTCTCGGTCGAGTCCGAGGGGGTGATGGTGACGCCGTCCTCGTTGACGTAGCCGGAATCGCCGAGGCCCGTCGGATCGAAGTCGTCGATGTCGTCGAAGACGGTGTCGAGCTCGGGGCCGGAGAGGATGGCTCCGGTCGCCTTCTGATCGGGCGCACCGACGAAGACCTTCTTGTTGCTGACAGGCATGGCTGCCCCTTTCAGGCGTGGTGGAGTGGCCGCGGCGCGCGCGACGAGGACCGCCCCCGGCGGGGGCGGAGCGAGGGGGTCGTCAGAGCTCGGTGAGGCGGCTGTCGACGACGAGGGTGCGCGTGTAGCGATTGCGCTTGGTGACGGGGTCGGCGCTGTTGGCTCCTCCGCCGAGCGAGCCGACGCGGTAGACGAGGATCCCGGGGAGGTGGTCCTCGCCGACGAGGGAGCGGATCAGCGCCGTCGCGACGCGCATGAGACGCGCGGTGGCGGTGAGGGTCGGGCCGAAGCATTCGAGGGTGATCTGCTGGCCGATGAGGACCTGGTCGCGGGTGTCGGTTCCGCCGGTGTCGACGATGCGCACGTGCAGCCCGTCCTCGACGCGCCCGGAGACGGTCGCGGCGAGCCCGTTGCCCGCGAGGCCCTCGGGCAGCCAGCGGATGAGAGCGGCGGCGAGCTCGGGCTCGGCGAGCAGCTCAGCCACGGCGCACCGCCCCGAGCGCGGCGGGCAGGATCGTCGAGTCCTCGCGGACGCGGTCGAACGCCTCCTCGCTGACCGGGCGGACGATGGTGGAGACGCGGTCGCGGCCGTAGAACCGGCGGGCCTCGAAGCCTTCGCCGAGCTCCTCGGCGGCGCGCGCGCCGGCGGCGTCGACCCAGTCGGCGACCTCGTCGGAGCGCAGGAGCTTCGCCATGCCGCGCGAGTTGAACTCGAGCCGGCGGCCGCCGCGACTACTCGCCATGCCGCCACCTCCGGATCGTGAAGAGGACGTCGGAGACCAGGAGCGACCCGGTCGGCGACGGTGCCTTCGTCGGCTCGCCCTCGACCTGGTAGTCGAGGCTGTCGAACTCGATGACGTCCTCGGCGGTGATGTCGGCGCCGTGCGGCGCGGCGACCGAGTAGCCGGTCGCGACGGCGATGCGGTCCTCGGTCACCTCGGTCGAGGCGAGCGGCTCCACCCAGCAGCGCGGAATCCTCTTGGTCGCGGGCGCCGCGTCGTAGTCGCGGACGCTCGTGCCGAGATCGTCGATCTGCGGATAGCGCTTGCGGATCAGGACGATGCGGGCGAAGGACGCGGTCACGGGATGTACCCGGGCCGGTAGGACGAGAGCGCGGCCTGCTCGTGAGGCATCAGCACGGTGCCGCCGGCGACGCCGGCCGCCGTCTGCGTCCACTGGATCTGCCCGGAGAGGGACTGCTCGCGGACCTGGCCGAGCGGTGCGCCGAGCGCGCGAGCGGCGATCTGCAGCGCGAGGTCGACGACCAGCGGGATCGCGGTGAGCTCGTGCCCGTGCGTGAACGTGACGACGACCGGCCAGGCGAGGCCGGCTGCCTCGATCGCTCCGTCGTCGTACCAGGTGAGCGAGTCGACGTCGACAGGGCGGCCGGCGGAGGTGAGCGCGGACACGCCGGTCAGGTGCGTCGTCGGGAGGTAGAGCACGCCGCCGGCGTACTCGGAGCGGCGCGGGCGGTAGACGCTCTCGCGCGACGGGGCGACGTGCCAGTGGCAGTAGTCGGTGATCGCCTGCGCTGCGGCCTGCAGCGCGAGCGGGAGGTGCGGGTGGTCGGCGGGGATGTAGCCCTGCGAGCGGTCCTCCATCTGCTTCGCCGTGGCGAAGCCGTGGACGGTGTCGGTCTCGGTCTGCTCAGCCATCCCCGCCGCCTCCCTACTTGGTGCGAGCGGCGCGGGCCGCCTTGTTCGTCGGGGCCGCCTTGCCCGCGGGCTTCGCGGTCTCGGTGAGGCCCTGCCGCTTCGCCTCTTCGGGCGAGAGCAGGAGGGTCGTCTTGTGGCCGTTGATGGTGGTCTCGTAGCGCTTGAGCGTCATGGTGTCGCCCTCTCTCCGTTCGGCGCGGTGGTCGACGGGGACCACCGTGGACACAGGGCCGCACGATGCGTGCTGTGCTCCGCAGATGCGGCACTGTGCCACGGTGGTCCCCCTCTCTCGGTTACGCGGTCAGGTCGATGGTGACGAACGCCTTGGGGCGCAGGACACCGAACGCGACGCGCTCCTCGCCGAGGATGGCGACGAGGTTGCGGATGAAGAAGTCCGCGTGGGAGTCGGTCGCGGTGATCGACGCCTGCTCGCGGTCCCAGAGGACCGCCTTGCGGAAGTCGCCGACGAGGGCGACTCCGGAGGCGACGGCCTCCGACTCGACGACGGGCAGGCCGTGCAGGGTCGGGATCGCGCCGGCGGTCGCCTCGTTCTGCGGGTTCTTCGCGAGGCGGGCGAGCTGGATCTTCTCCCAGTCGGTCGGGTTCATCAGGTATCCGGTCGGGCGGGAGCGGCCCACGGTCTTGACCTTGGTCTGCGCGAGCAGGGTCGTCTCGAGCAGCGGGTCGAGACCCGCGACCGTCGAGGAGTAGCCCTGCGCCTGGATGCCCGAGGTGTTCAGGATGCCGCGCAGGTGCTCGCCCGAGCCGGAGCCGTTGACGATCTCGTCCTCTTCGGTCTCCGCGAGGTCGTCGCGGAGCTCCTGGTCGATGAGGCCGCGCAGCTGGCCGGCGTCGGCGAGGCCGCGCTTGGTGGCGGGCACCCACTCGGCGATCGTCTTGACGGTCTCGGTCACCTGCTCGAAGGCCATCGAGCCCTCGGGCTTGTAGCCGCCGCCCGCAGCGAGCACGAGGGGGCCGGCGGCGCCGGGCGCCGTCGGGGCGGCCGCGGTGGTGGCCTCGGCGACGACGTCCGCGCTCGACAGCTGCGCGGTCTGGCGGACGTACTCGACGGTGTCTGAGGTCGTCTGCCGGATCGAGATCAGGTCGCGCAGCGCGAGCGGCCGGCGCCCGAGGAGCTCGAGGTCGCTCTGGCGGTCGTTCGTGACGAATGCACCGCCGGAGGTGCTCGAGGTGCCGGTGAGCAGCGCCTTGAGGCCGAGGGGCTGCGACTGAACCCGGGCCTTCGAGCTGATGCGGCCGTCGGGGAACGACTTCATCATCGCGTCGTACTCGACCGACTCCGTGAAGAGCTTGCCGATCGACTTCTCGCGGGTGGGGGTGATGAAGTCGCCGGGGGCGCTCTTCCGCTCGGGGGTCTGCTCGAGGCCGAGGTCGATCCCGATCGCGGCGAGCGTCGACTTGACCTCGTCGCTCGACTGGCTCTTCGCCAGCTCTGCCTTGGCGGCCTCGTAGGCCTTGAGGTGCGTCGAGGCGGTGCCGACCTCGTCGGCGGTCAGGTCGCGGTTCTCGGCCTCGGCCTTGGCCGCGATGTCGCGGGCGGCCTTGAGCTCGACCCGCATCTTCTCCTTGGGGTCCACGGGGGACCTCCCTTCGTTAGAGAGTTGCGAACTCGCGATCTGCGAGCTCGATTTGCAGACGGGTCAGAGCGGGCGGCTCGCCGGTCGGTTCGTCGGACTTCACCGTTGCCGGTTCGTCGTCCTTCACCTCGTGACTGCCGCTGGCCTTGCCTTCGTCTTCGATGTCGAGGGCGGACAGCACGCGGCCGATCGAGTCGTACGCGGTGCGCAGCTCGCCCTCGTTCTTGGCCGAGATGACTCGGCCAGCCTTGACCTCGGCAGCCAGGCGAGCGGCGGAGCGGCCGCCGGCCTTGACTGCGAGAAGTTCGGTCTCCTGGTTCGCGCCGATCGGAGTCGGCCCGACCTCGTAGAGCTTGAGCTTGCGCAGCTCCCAGACGGAGTCGGGCTCGTCCTCGCTCTTGACGATCGCGTAGTCGAGCACGTCGTAGGCGAAGGAGAACTGCGCGACGCGGCGCCCCTTGAGCAGGCGGTAGACCTGCAGCGCCTTCGGGCCCTCGAGGTCCAGCTGCGCCTTCACCCAGAGGCCGTCGTCGGTCTCCTTCGCCTCGAGGACGTGCCCGATGTTGTAGTCGGGGTCGTCCATCCGGTGCGACCAGTAGACGGGGATCGGATTCCCCGACGCCTCCCACTCGGCGAGGGTGTCGGCGAAGGCGCCCTTGAGGACGCGGTCGCCGTAGCTGTCGACGTTGCCGAAGACCGAGACGATCGCCTCGAAGACGCCCTCGCCAAGCTCGTCGTCGGGGCCGACCGCCTTCACCTGGACGGTGCTGTTCTTGGTGAGCATGACTGCCTCCTACTCGAAGTCGATGACGACGTCGCACTCGCAGCCGGCGACGTCGTCGACGTCGAGCGCCGAGGAGTCGCCGGGCCAGTTGGCGCCGTTGCTGAATGCCGAGTCGATCGGCACGGTCTCGCCGTTCATCGCGGCGTGGGTGGACCGGGGATTCCCGGAGGTGGTGATCCAGGTCTTCGTCGCGCCGCGGCCGCCGGACGCCTGGGTCGCGGCCTCGACGGTCGCGAAGCCGGCGAGCGACGTCGTGATCGTCTGGCCGAGCTGGTCGGCGCGGGCGCCCTTGGCGACGTCGAAGACGTGACCGACCTCGGTGAGCGGCTCCTCCGCATCGTCGAGGGCTTCCTCGAGGTTGATGCGGGTGACGGAGTTGATGCTCTGAGCGTTCGACTTCGCGACCTTCTGCAGGTACGCGAGGGTGCGGTCGACGTCGTACTCGTCCGGGTCGACGCCGAGCGCGTCGAGCTGCTTGCGCGCGACGTCCTCGGTGATCGACGACGAGAGCGCGAAGAGGATCGCGGCGAGATCCGCGTCCCAGCGGTCCCCGTTCCACCAGTCGGCGTCGGCCTTCGCGCCGAGCACGGATCGGATCGACTGCTCCTGCTTCGCGAAGAAGTCGCCGAGCACCTTCCGCGCCTTGACGCGCTGCTGCGACGTCGCCCTCGCCTTGACGAGCGCGCGCGCCTTCCGGCCGGGCTGCGGGCCGGCGAGCTCGCCGCCGGGCGCCGCCTCCTCCGCGACCGGGTCGGTGATGCCGGCCTCGATCATGTTGAGGGGCGCGAGCAGCACGTCGCCGCCGGGCACACTCGGCAGGTTCGCGCGAGCGCGCGCCTCGTTGCGGGTCATGTACGGGGCGCCGACGGAGGATTGCAGCTGCGCGGCCTGCTCCTCGAAGGAGCCGCGGAGCTTCTCCTCCATGTTGAACTCGATGTAGACGCGGTCGGTGTCGGGGAACTCGGGCAGCAGCTGCAGCTCGATCTCCTGCTGGATCTCCGCGAGCCACGGCCCGAGGGTGTCCTGGTAGAGCATCTTGTGCTGCTCGGTGATGTTCGAGAAGGTCGCGTGGTCCAGGATCCCGACCATGGGCGGCGGGATGAAGTAGGCGGCCGCGACCTCCTCGCGCGTGAGCTTGCGGCTCTCGACGTACTGCAGATCGACGGCCGAGTGCGAGGCGGGGACGAACTTCATGCCGTCCTCGAGGATCGGCGTCCCGCCGGCCTCGGTCGCGGACCAGCCGTTGTACTGCGCCCGCCACCCCTGCCGGAAGCGGTTCCGGGCGGCGGGATCCCACTCGCGGCCCTGCGGGTCGGCGGGGCGCTCGATGTAGCCGGAGACGCGGGCGCCGTTGCGGAGGACCTGCTCGCGCATCTGGCCGGCGGCGTACTCCTCGGCGAGGATCCGGCGCAGGGTCTCGATGGGCGAGAGGCCCGTGCGGTCGCTGGTCGGGTTGTAGCCGCGGAAGTAGACGACGTGCTTGGCGTCGATCTCGGCCTTGCCCTTGTCGCCCTCGATGAGGAAAGAGGTGGGGCGGGTCCAGTCGTCGCCGGCCGGCTTGATGATCGCGGGCGGGATCCGGACGAGGGCGGCCTGGCCGGCCTCCTGGTTCTTCACCCAGTAGGCGGCGTCGTAGATCGCGAGGTCGGAGACGAGCGCGCGGTTCAGGCGGAACCGGGTGGTCGAGCTGTTCGGCCGGCTGAGCAGCTGCGCGAGGGGGTGGTCGCGCAGGCGCTCCCGGTCGGTGTCGGAGATGCGGCGGAAGGTGTGGAGGCTGAGCTGCGCGATGTTGCGGGCGAGGAAGGAGACGACCGTGCGGACCGAGGGCTGCGCCTTGTAGATCTCGGCGTAGTCCTGGGTGAAGTCGTCCGAGATGCGCAGTGAGTAGGCCGCCTGCGCGACGGGCTTCTGCAGGGAGACGATCGTTCCCGAGGAGACGGCGAAGGCCATGCGGTGCCCCTTCCTCAGAGTGCCTGGATGTAGAGCACGCGATCGCGCTCGATGACGGCCTCGCCGTCGAGCTGCAGCGGTTCGGCGCCGCGCTCGAGGCGGGTCGCGTCACGCAGGACCAGGAGCGGGCCGCTCTGGCGGTAGAGGATGCCGTCGAAGGCCGAGCCGTCGACGAGGTTGACGATGACGCGGCGGCGCCAGAGCAGCCGGCGGAATGGGAACACGGGCGCCTCCTAGACGATGAACAGGTCGTGGTCCTCGTAGGCCGAGCGGCGCGGCTTCGGCGCGGTGCGCATCAGCCAGTAGGCGCCGATCGCAGCGACGAGGGGCGAGGCGTCGTCCTTCGAGTTGACGCGGTCGATGACGTAGGCGTCGCCGAGCTTCTTGACCGTGGCGGTGCCGGCGGCGATGTCGAGGACGGGCTGGTCGCGGTGCCAGACCTTGCCGTTGTGGACGGCGTCGAGCAGCATGCCTGTGCCGATCGCGAGGTCGGGGCCCTTCCAGTCCGCGACTACGAAGCCGGCGGTCTCGAGGTCGGTGCGCAGCGCGGACACCGGCGCGCCGTTCGTCTGCAGGGTGACTCCGCCGAGCGGGAAGGTGCGCTCCGGAGATGAGAGCCACGGGACGACCCAGTCTGTGCCGGGCCTCGACTTCATCACGCCGACATGGGCGGAGCCGTCCTCGCGCTCGGCCGCGAACGCGATGTGCGCCCAGGTGCGGTCGTGCGAGACCTCGATGCAGAGGTAGACGGGCGTGTCCGAGCTCGCGCGCTTGGACAGCGGATCCCGCTGCCGCGCCCAGGTGCCCGAGTGAAAGGGGCCGCCCGTCGAGTCGTCGAGGAACTGGTTCATCACCTCGGAGGTGAAGACCGGCGCGGGGTCATACGAGTACGAGGAGGCGATGCTGTCGACGTGGATCGAGTAGCCGAGCGACGGGTTCGAGTAGGCCCACGTCGTCGGCAGCGATGGGTCGGCGCCCCTGGGCGGAGACCACCAGAAGAGACCGACAGAGGTCGCGGTGTCGCCTGCCTCGATCGCGTCCATCGCGACCTTGTGGAAGTGGCGCTGCACGACGGAGTCGAGATAGCCGGTGTTCGAGGCCGCAAGGATCTGTGAGCGCCGGCGCGCCATCGTCGTCTTCGAGAGCGCTGACCACGCGGAGAAGTTCTTCTGCTTGAGGATCTCGTCGACGAAGACGAAGTCGAAGGTCAGCGAGCGCCCGCCGTTCTCGGCAGAGTCGACCCAGTAGCGTTGCCCGCCGGCGAGTTCGAACCAGAGCTCGCCGTTCGTGTTCGACTCGCGGGCGAACTCCGAGCGCAGGTCCGCGACCGCGGCGATGATCTTCTTCGCGTGCTCCCACGGCTTCTTGGCCGCGGCGAGCTTCTGAGCGACGCCGAGCACCTGAGCATCGCCGTCGAGGTACATGCGGAAGAGGATCATCAGCGCGGCGACGAAGGTCTTGCCGTTCTGCCGCGCAACCCACAGCAGGATCAGCTTGAACCGGTAGGAGCCGTCGGGGTTCAGCTCGAGAGCGTGGATCAGGAACCAGCGTTCCCAGGGGTGCAGCGCAGGCGCGAGCTCCGCGTAGCGGGTGCCCTCGAGCTCCGCGGTGAGCATCGCCGCGAACTCGATCGCCGCGAAGCCGGCGGATGTGCGCTCGTTCAGCGGCCGGCGCGGCGGGGTGAAGACGCGCGGAGCCTCGTGACCGACGAGGGGCTTCTGCTCACGCTTTCTTCCGGCCGTTGCTCGCGCTGCCACCCTGTGAACCTCCGGTCCAGAACTGCGTGCGCAGGCTGTCGAGCTTGCTGACCTCCTTGGTCTTCGAAGCCTCGGCGAGCTTGCCCATCACCTCGACGTAGCGCGCCGCGAGGGACGCCCGCTGCGGCACGTTCGGCGCGCCGTCGAGGTCGCGAGCAAGGGTGATCGCGAGGGCGGCGAGGTAGCCCATGCCGGCGGGAATGGTCAGCGACTCGACCGCCTCGAGCGCGGAGGCCTCGTTCGCGCCGGGGCCGGCCGGTTCCTCCTCGGCGAGGACAGGGGGGACAGAGGGTGTCCCCTCTGCTGTCCCCCCTCGTGTCCCCCCTCGAGGTGTGCGCGGGGCACGGATCTCGGTCACTGGCGCGACCTGGCCGGCGGCCTCCGAATTGGCCCGCTGCCTGCGCTTCTTCTCTCGCTCTCGCTCGCGCTTCTCCTCAGGTGTGAGCGGCACGGAGACCACCTCCTCGAGGTGGGGCGAAGGCGGGACACGGAGCAGAAGGGGACATGAACGGTCGGGGGGGGACGGATCACTGCCGGCGGAGGTCTTCGTGCAATCGCGCCAGCGATTTTCGGGGCCCTCCCCCTACCAGACCTCGCTCGGATCGCCGAGGCCGGGCCGCTGGTCGCCGGCGCCCTTGTTCTTGTTGCAGCGCGCGTGGCTCGGCTGCCCGTTGGCCGGGTCGTCGGCGAGCTCGGGGTAGGCGATGCGGGACTTCTTGTGGTCGTAGGCGAAGGACTGGGGATCGCGCCAGTCGAGCGTCGTGTCGATCGGCTCGCCGCAGATGGCGCAGGGCAGGTTGTGCTCGCGGGTCAGCTGCTTGAGGTTGTCGCGGTTGCGGCGGTGCGCCGCGGTCGTGCGCCCCGGGATGCCAGCAGCCATGCGCGCCTCCCGGGGACGACGAAGGCGCCTCGACCCGGATCCCGGGGAGGCGCCCTCCGCCCGACACTTTCGCTTCCTACACGTGTCGGCCTGCGGCCATCTTACACATTCCGCGGCCGGCCGTAAGTCAAGCCGAGATCGCGAGGATCGCGGGCACGACGATTCCGAAGGCGACGATCGCCGCGAAGATGCCGATCAGGACCACCCAGCCGACGACGCGGCGCGTGCGCTCAGCTACGGTCGGCTCCCGTCGGGATCGCGCGGAGAGCCGCTGCGGCCGCGCGGTACCGAGCCGCCGTCTCGCGGTGCCACTCCCGATCGCGCGGGTCGCCGTAGCCGGTCTGGCGCGAAGCGATCCGGGCCTGCAGCTCGAGGAAGACCGCGACAGGCTCGTGCTCGTTCGGCGCCGGCAGGGCCTCGGGGGCGCGGTGCGTGCTGGCCTGGCGGAGGTGCGCGGTGACCAGCGCCGAGACGGAGGCGACCAGCTGCCGGCCGACGTGCGAGATCGCCGGGACGCCGACCGATTCGAGGGAGGTCGTCAGGCTGCGGTCGAGGTCCTGCGCGGTGATCGCGGATCCGGCGACGGAGCGGATGGCGTCGGCGATGCTCCGCCCGGCGGGGCTCGTCGAGGAGATGCCCTCGGCGTCGAGGACCGAGACGAGCGCGGCGTCGAGGTCGGCGGGGATCGTGGCGATGGTCATGGTCAGTGCTCCTTCGTGGCAGAGGGGATCGGCGCGAGGTGGCCGTGGGGGTAGGAGTTGCAGCGGATCCGTTCGCCGTCGACGGTGACGATCCCGGTGCAGGTCAGGTCGCCCGGACCGCGGACCGCGAGGCGAGCTCCGGTCGACCGAGCGATCTCGTCGGCGGCGGCCTGCAGCGACGTCGTTGCGTCGATGCGGGCGAGGGCCGCCGCGAAGGGCTCGCCGTAGCCGGCGAAGAGCTCGCGGGCGGCCTGCTGCAGGTCCGCGAGGTCGCCGACCGCGACCCGCTCGCCCTGCGCGGTGACGAGCGCCAGCGCGGCGCTCACGCGACGACCAGCGTGACGGTGTCGGTCGCGGCGAGTCGAACGGCGGCGTAGCCGTTGGTCGAGTCGCAGGCGAGCATGACGGCCGGGGCGTAGGCGTCCATGACGCGGATGACCTCGACGGCGCGGGTGCGGCCGGCGGGGATGATGCGGTCGCCAGCCTTGACGGCGGTGGCGAGGACGGTGATGCGAGCTGCTGCGTTCTTCATACCTTTACCGTAGCGCATCAATTCCGAGATGGGAAGCATTTCCGCGCTACAGATTCTGCGGGGTCAGGTATGCCAGGTACGCGGTCGCGAGCGGCGAGCCGTCGTCGACGACCTCCTCGGCGCCCATGCCCGCCTGCCCCGGCAGCGCGAGGATGTCGTCGACATAGGCGAGGATCTCGGCGTCCGCGGCCGCGGGCTGGCCGAGCTCGCGGACGGCATCGAAGTAGCCGCCCGAGCGCTGGTCGTCGAGGATCAGGGCGAGCTGCTCGGGAGTGGCGGAGTGGGTGCGGGTCGTGGTCATGGCGAGTGCTCCTATCGAGGACGAGGGGGCGGCCGCGGGAGCGCGGCCGCCCGAGGGGTGGTCAGGCCGCGGACCAGGGGCGGATGATCGCGACCCGGAGGAGGGCGCTGACGACGAGCTCGGTGCCGTCCTCGTAGCGGATGGCGACGATCGGGCCGTCGGCGTCGACCGCGGCGACGGTGCCGCCGGGGGTCGAGTAGACGGTGCCGCCGGGCGACGTCTCCTTCTGCTCGGAGACGATGTCGCCGACGTGGAGCGCCTGAGCGGAGGTCAGGAGCGGCGTGGAGCGGGCGGGGGCGGTGGTGGTGGTGGCTGCGTTCGTCATGGCATTACCGTAGCGCAACAATTAGACGGGTGCAACATTTGCCGCACTACGGATAAGCTCTCCCCCATGACAGACGAGACTCCCAAGCGCCGCGGCCGCCCGCCGGCCGCCGACCCCCTGGCCGCGCCCATATCCCTGCGCTTCACCGCCAGCGAGCGAGAGCTCGTCGAGCGCGCCGCGGCCGCCGAGAGCAAGACGCTCGCCCGGTACGTGCGGGACAAGGCCGTCGCGGCCGCGAAGCGCGCTCGCACCTGAGCAGTCACGCCTCGCACCGGCCGAGGCTGAGGCTGCAGTCGAAGCACTCCACGCGGGCGCCGCGGGAGCGCGAGTCGAACGATCGGCGCAGCTCCTCGCGGCCGCCCGCGTGCACGACGACGACGGGCCAGCCGTGCGGGAGCAGCGGGAGCGGCAGGTGCAGGTTCGACTCGGGCCGCGGCGAGCGCCGGGTGCTCTTCGGGGTCGTCATCGTGGGCTCCTCACCGCCTCGGGCGACCGCGACGTCGCGAAGCACGGCGCGATCTCGAGCAGCAGCGCGGGCAGGCGCTCGTCGTTGACCATCTCCGGCGCGACGAGCAGCTGATCCGCGATGCGACCGCGCGCACGAGCGCGAGTGCGCGGAGTGACCAGCCACCAGCGGAAGGACGCCGGCGCCTTCCAGAACTCCCGGAGCGCGAGAGCGCGCGCGACCGGCAGGGTCGGGGCGACGACGAGCGTGATCTGCACGGCCGGCCCCTCCCGCATGTCGCCGCTCATCTTCTGCATCAGCCCGCGCTCCGCTCGGTGTGGCACGGGCACTCGCAGAGGGCCGGCGCGTCCTCGACGTCGTCCCAGGCGTCCATGAAGCACGAGCCGTGCTTGCCGGCCTCGCACTCGGGGTTCAGCGGCACCGGAACCAGCGCGGGCGCCGGGGCCGGCTCGGGCCGGGCGTCGGACGGCGGCGCATCGTGCACGTCGACCCGGATCTCGCGCACGACCTCGCCGAGGCCGTTCAGGATCCGCTCCGTCTCGCGCACGTGGAACGGCACCGGCTCCGGCTTACCCCAGTGCGGCGCGGTCATCGGGTCCTCCTCGTCACGGTCCGAAGCACGGCGTTCGCGACCACGATGCCCACCGCGCCCGGATCCCCCCGGCGCACGTGCAGCAGCACGACCCCGGCGAGCGCCGCCAGGGCGAGGGCGAGCAGTGTGCGCGTCACCAGGTCACCGCCGTTCGGCCGGCTAGCTCGGCGAGGTGGATGCGGGCGATCCGCCAGTCGGCCGGCGAGCACGGGGTGTGCGTGCGGGTGTCGGTGATGATGTCCTCGACGACGTCGCGGGCGAGGCCGAGCTCCTCGCCGAGCTCGTGCATCGAGTCCGCCTCCTCGCGCTGCGCCTCGCCGCGCACGAGCTCGAGCGCGTCGGTGAGGATCTGCCCCCACGCGCGCCCCACCTCGGCGAACATCTCGACGACGGCCGCGGCCGCCTCCCCCACGCGAGCGAAGAGGCCCTCGATGCTCTGCGGCTGCCGCTGGCCGTGCCGGCGCCGGCCGCCACGGACCTTCATCCGCGGCCACTCCTCCGCCGTGCGCTTCCTCGTGCTCATCCCAGGCTCCTCTCGCTGTACTTCCTCATCAGGTGCGCCGTCAGCCGGCGCCCCGCCGTCATCGCGCGCTGCTCCCGCTCGAACAGCAGCAGCTCCGCCTCGTACTCGTCCTCGGTCCACACGTGCTCGCAGACCACGCAGCGGATGATCATGTGCGACGTCTGCGCCGTCGGCGGGAATACCGCGACCGTCGCCGTGCCCCGCTCCGCCGACCAGCAGCACGTCACCCGATCCGAGTGCGGCATCCGCGACCAGCGCGGCTTCATCGTCTGGAACCAGCGCCGCTCGATCGTCCGCGTGTGCTCCGCCTCCTCCGCAAACCAGAGCAGGACGTCCACGTAGTGATCCGACACCGCCGACTCGCCGAAGATCGCCTCGAGGTGCCGGTCCAGCCATGCCGACTGCACCCGCGTCTCCCGCTCCGCCAGCCACGGCGAGACGCCCGCCGGGAAGCCGATCACGCGGCCCGTCGCATTCCGCCACGCCTGCAGCGCCGCCAACGGCCGAGACTCGTGCAGCCGCGCCGCGAACAGGCCCGCGAACTGCACGAGGATCGCGTAGAGCTCGTTGAGGTCGTCGAAGGCCTGCGCGTTCATCGGGAGCGGCGCATCCTTCGCGACAGCGCCGGCCGACTCCCCGACGAGCTTCGTCCCCACCAGCGACGCGACATGGCCGGCCAGCTGCGGAGCCAGGCGCAGCGCCGAGCGGGTCCGGAAGAAGCACCGATCGCAGAAGCGGCCATGCCGCGCGCCGAGGTGCTCCGGGACCTCGTCGTCCTCAGTCCCCCGCCGCACGCATCCGCGAATGCACGACGGCTCGATCTCCTCCGCGGCGAGCGCCGCCTCGAGGTCCTGCTTCTTCGTCATCAGCTCCCCGTCGGTCTGTGATTGATGCCGTGCCCCATCGCCCCGCAGGAGAGCTCGTTGCTCCCCGACTCGAGGTCCAGGGCGCGGCCGGTCGCGTCGCGGTCGCACCAGGAGCAGCTCACGAGCGGGCCTCCGCGGCGAGGGCGGCCGCGCGCTCGTCACGGCGCGAGGAGCGGGAGGCGTGCACTTCGTCCATCAGGCGGCGGTCGCGTGCCTCGTCGGTCTCGACAGGCTCGGTGCACAGCTCGCACTTCGACTCCGGCATATCAGCGCGGACGACGTAGCGGGTGCCGGGACGCGCGGGGTCGAAGTGGTAGTGGTGCTCGGGCTCGGGCCCGCACGGGTACGGCTTGATCTGCTCGGGGTCGACGCCGTAGACCTCGGCGCGCTCCCACAGCCACTCGCCCGCCTCTTCGTTCGCCTTCGCGTCAGCCCAGCGCCAGGCGTCGTCGCCGGTCATCCCCTGCAGCAGTGCGTCGGCGAGGAAGGCGATCTGGGCGTAGCTGAGCATCTGCATCACTCGATCGCCGGCGCGGGTCCGCGGCTCGATGTCGGTCCAGCCCGTGTCCTGCACGGAGAAGCCGATGGCACGTGCGTACAGGTGCGGCATCCCGTCGGCGAGAGAGTGGGTCGCGCCCTCCTCGGGCTCGGGGAACAGCTCGTACGCGTACCGGCGCTTCGTGCGGCGCTCGGGAGTGGGGAGCTCGGTCTCGGTCATCGTCTCGTCCTGTCTGGTGTCGCTGATCTGGGGTACTGGGATGGCGAGCCGCTAGAACGGGGTCTCGTCGTTGTAGGTGCCGGGCTGACTCCACACGTCGCCCGCCGGGGCCTGCGTCGCCCACTGCTGCTCGGGCTGCGCCGCGGCCTGCTGCTGGCCGCCGCCCTGCGCCTTCGAGCCGCCGCCGGACGCTCGGGTCACCTGCGCCGTCGCGTAGCGCAGCGAGGGGCCGATCTCGTCGACCTCGAGCTCCGTCGACGTGCGCTTCTCGCCGGCCTCGGTCTCGTAGCGGCGCATCTTGAGCCGCCCGGTCGCGACGACGCGGGCGCCCTTCGTCAGCGACGACGCGACGTGCTCCGCGACCTCGCGCCAGACGCTCGCCCGGAGGAACAGCGCCTCACCGTCCACCCACTCGTTCTTCTGCCGGTCGAAGGTGCGCGGCGTCGAGGCGATCGTGAAGTTCGCCACGGCCAGGCCGCCCTGCGTGTACCGGAGCTCGGGATCCGCGGTGAGGTTCCCGACGACGGTGATGATCGTTTCGCCTGCCATCAGACGGTTCCTCTCGAGTGGTGTTCACGGATGATCTCGGCGAGCGCCGGATCTCGCAGCAGGCCCATCCGGCTGCGTCGGCGCTGCACGCCGTTGAGGGTCATGCCAGCCGAGACAGCGATCTCCTCGTCGGTGGCGCCCAGGTCCCACAGCAGCTGGATCCGGTCGGTGCGAGCGTCCGAGATCTCCCGCGGAAGGGCGGGTGGTGCCTTCGAAGCTCGGGACCGGGTCAACCTCCGCGAGGATCCGCTCGACCTCTGCCCTGTTCGCCTCCGGCGCCTGGACGACCTCGACGGGGGCGGGGGCCGGCTCCCCTGCCTCGGCGTCAACAGGCTTCGGGAGCGCACGGGCGACGAGATCCTCGACGAGCACGTGCGCCCGCACCCCGTGGCGGGTGGCGATCGCGGCGAGCGCCCGGTACTGGTCGGTGGGCAACTGCAGGGTGATCTCGATCACTGTGTCCTCGCTCGTCGGAAGGGGAGCTCGCCCTCGTGGCGGCCGCACTGGCACTTCCCGAGCTCGCGGCGGTGGCAGTCGGCGTTGGTGCAGCCGCGGGCGCCCATCCGGTCGCCGGGTGCGTTCTCGCAGGAGAGGTCGCGGTCGGACAGGCGCACGGCCTGCTCGACCTGGCCGAGGCGCATCACCGGGATCGCCGGCGGCGGGGTGATGCCCTCGGGCAGGTACAGCGAGACGGTCTGGTCGTCGGGGAGCGCGTAGGTGTAGCCGGTGTGCATCAGCTCAGCCCTCCGACTCGAAGCGCGCAGCGGCCGCCAGGTGGTACTGCTCGAGCTGCGACTCGTAGACGCGCCTGCTCAGCCACAGGTCGCGCTGCTGCCGCGCCGTGCGGCACGGACCGCACGCCTGACCGCGACCGTCCGGATGCTCGACACACCCGATCGGAGGAGCGTCGAGGAGCAGAGGCCGGGTGGGGGGCACGCTCGCGCTCTCGGCCTCGCGGTCGCCCCGCACCGCCGCCCACGCTGCAGCCCGCGCCTCGTCCTCCGCTCGCGCCTGCTCCCGTGCCCACTCGCTCGCCCGCTCGCCCGCGCCCCGCCCCACAGCCACGGACTCCCATGGACGACCACGGGCCGGGTTCGGCGGGCACTCGTGCGTCGCCCCGCGTCGATCCGCTCGCAGCGGCCGCGTCAGCTCGATCCACTCGCGGCCCTCCGCGAAGTAGATCCGCAGGAAGCCCGAGTCGTCGAGCATCAGCAGGTGCTCCGTCACCATCTCCGTCGCGTCCCGACCCGGATACAGGTCCCCCGCGATCAGCTCCGGAATCAGCTCCCGGCACCCGAACACGTCCGTGTGCAGCCACAGTCCCAGTGCCGTCGGCTTCGTCTCGTCCGGCGCCCTCAGGTACTCCCGCGACTGCAGGTCGCTGGCCGAGATCATTCGTTGCTTCGTTGACACGCTGGTCGTTCCCTCTCGCGAAACCGTCGATGCACCGGTCGAGTGCGAATTGCAGGTCGGCCTCCTCCACGCGGAAGCACTCGGTCCATCCCCTGCCGGCCACCAGCAGGGCGGCTGCCTCCGTCTCGTTGCGGAACGCGGCCGGGAACCAGCGCGCGAGCTCGCGCAGCGCCTCCGCCTCCCAGGTCCGGTCGGTGCCGCGCGCGCAGACGATCACGCGCGCTCCCGAGCGGGTCATCATCAGGACGCGGTGCCACTTCCAGGCGCGGCCCACCTTGAGGACCCCGCTCTCGGGCCAGTAGACGATGTAAGTCATCGCCAGCTCCGGCATGCTCATCGGGTCTCTCTCTCGTACTGGTTCGGGGTGATGGTCAGGCCCTCCGCCGTCAGGTGACGGAGGCGACCTCGGTAGAGGACGGCGACCTCGAGCGGGTCCTCGTGGGTGCCCACTGCCCACCCAGTAGCAGGACGGCGCTCCCCCGACGGGTGGACCCCGTGAGCGATGCCGTGGCAGCCGGAGGTGTTGCCGAAGCCGCACAGGTGCAGCAGGTTCTGAACGGTGTGGTCGACGCCGCGCGAGCGGTACTTCCGGTGGTGGACCTCGGTCGCGCGCACGTCGCCACAGCCCTCGCAGAGACCACCGGAGCGCACCTCGACCGCAGCGCGGGCGCCCTCGGGCACCGAGTCCCGGCGGCCCTTCGACCGCGGCGCCGGCTTCGGGTGTGCGGGCGTCATGCGGCCGCACTCTTCCCCTCGGGGCGGCCCCGACCAATGGGAGACGCGACACCCGCGCGCGCCCGGATCTTGAAGACCGCGTCGCTGCTGCGACCGAGTCGGCTGCCGATCTCGCCGTCCGACAGGCCGCGCCCGGCGAGCAGCAGCACGGCAGCCTTGCGCTCGGCATGCGTGTAGTCGCCCGGGGCTCCGGTCGCCGCGAGCTCGACGGCGATCTCGTCGACCTCTTCGGCCTCTTCCGGCGCCTCGCCAGCGGTCGGCGGGGTGGCGTCGGTGTCGATGTCGTCCCACGCGAGAGGCGGGAGCCACCCGTTCCTCGCGGCGTGGTTCTTCGCGTGCCGGAAGGAAATCAGCATCGGCGTCGTGTCGTGCGAGGGCACCTTGTCCCACAGCCGCTCGTACATGGCGGCCACCTCGCGGTGGCGCTGCACCGTCACCAGGTCCGACTTCATCATGCGGGGGAAGTTCTGCTGCGAGAGGCCGAGCTCGCGTGAGAGCCTCGACATCGACCAGCCGCGCGAGACCAGCGCCTGCACCCGGCGGTGCACTCCGCGCGAGGAGATGTGAGCGCCGGCGGCGAGCAGGTCGAGGTCCGGCTGCACCTGCAGGATCTTCGCCGCGTTCACACGGCTGATCCGGGCGAGCACCTCGCCGCGGCGCGGGTCCGACGCACTGCCCTTGCGGCCGTAGATCACCGAGGACATCGCAGTCTCCCCCACGCCAGCGAGGCGGGCGATCCGCTTCCACCCGAAGCCGTACGACTGCAGCATCAGCACGTGCTCGCGCACCGGACCGATCGGCACCAGCGGCGAGACGTAGCGGCCGTAGGCGGCAGCGCGCTGCCTGCTCCGGCGGATGCCCGACTGGCGCTGGTGGCACTCCTCACAGCGGCACCGGTGCTGCTTGTAGCAGACCGAGGAGGACGCGTGATCGTGGTCAGCGGGGCACTCTCGCAGGACCACGCGCTCGATCGGCGACTGGTCGAAGTCGCCCCGGTTCCACGCGGCCTGGTAGTGGCGCTGGCACATGCCGCGCGCCACGAGACCCCCCGTGCAGTCGACGACCGAGCAGACCTTCGGCGCGCTCACGAGAGCCTCCGCCCCGCGTGCGCGACCGCGCGCCGCTCCTGCCGCTCGAGCAGGCGAGCAGCCGCCTGCGGGTCAGCCTTGACGCACGCCTGCCGGTGGTAGCGGAGCGCCCAGACGACGCGCACTGCGTACTGCTTCGGCGTCATCGCCCACAGCCGCCACACGGCCTCGTGGTGCGCGAGCAGCTCGCCATCGAAGCGCTGCCGGGCCGCGCGGTCCGGCCAAAGCGCCTCGAACTTCATCAGCTCGGCCGGCGTCGGGAGCGGAGCGGTCCGCTCGCGGCGAGGCGCGGATGCCTGCGCCGGACGGGCCGCCGCGCGAGCGACCGCGCATGCGTCGCAGCGGAGGCGCGTGCCGTGCGGGTGCGCCTCGCAGTAGGGCGAGAGGACAGGGGCGCTCACGAGCGCGCGACCTTCGGGGCGACGGCGACCGCGGCGGCCGCAGCGACGAGCAGGAGCGCGACCACGCTGACGCCGTCGAAGTCGAGGCGGTAGGCCGCGATCTTGGCGATGGTCAGCACGAGCGCGCCGAGCATCAGGCCGGCGACGACGGTGAAGCGCGCGAGCGGGACGCGGCGCCACGTGCTCGACCCCTCCGGGAGCTCCCAGATGGTGCCGCACGTGCAGCGGTGCACACCGACCATCTCCGCCTGCAGGGGGATGACGCAGTCGTGCGCGCTCATCGGAGCGGCCCGAGGACGAAGAGGGCGATCGCGGCGGCGGTGCCGATGATCGTGATGAGGTCCGACATGGCCGGTCCTTTCCCGCGCTGAGGCGCGACGAATAGCGCCCCACTCGGGGCGCGAGTGAGGTTGAGCTAGGCCGCGCCCTCGGCGAGCGCCGGGGCAGGGATGAGGGCGAGGACGTCCCGCTTGCGGAACCGTCGTTGGTTCCCCGGGGTGCGGGTGGAGGCGAGCTTGCCGGTGTCGGCGTAGCGTCGGATCGTGTCAGCGCTGAGCTGCGCGAGGTGCGCGGCCTCCGAGACCCCTACCAGGACGTCATCGGGTGACGTATGCGTAAGTTCCATGCAGATAGTTACGCATGCTTAGGTTCGCGGTGTCAACGTGGGCAGGGTGCGGATGCGCCGCAAGCCGCATGTTGCACAACTTTGCCTAGGTCTGCATACTGGCGATATGGACGCACAGCCCGCCTACGCACACCGCATCCCGCAGTGGACCTTCGGAGACAAGCTCCGCAAGGCACGCACGACCGTCGGCATGGATCAGAAGACCTTCGCCGAGCGCGTCAACATCACGCCGAGCAGCCTCGCCGCCTACGAGACCGGGCGGTCGACTCCCCGCTTCCGGGACGTGCACGGCCTAGCGGCCTCGATCGAGCTTCTCACCGGCATCCCGCGCGGGTGGTTCCTCGAGTTCGAGACGCTTACTGCTGTGGCGGCCGCCGAGGAGACGAAAGCGCGCCCATCAGATTAGAAGGCTCCTGCTCTATCCGCTGAGCTACGGGGGCGGACTGCGACCACGATACCGAAGCGCAGAGGCCGCGCCCGCCGGGGCCTAGGCGCCCCGGACGAGTCCCAGCACTCCCACGACCAGGGAGACCACGGCGAGGGCGAGCGACACGCCGATGAGCACCGTGTGCACGCGGAGGAAGGTCGTCGCGCGGCCGTCCGCGTCGCGCGCCCGCGGGTCCTTGCGGACGCGGCGGAGGAAGGGCGGCCAGACGATCGCGTTCCACACGGCGTTGACGATCAGGAGGCAGCAGGCGAGCGTGATCACGAGGGTCCAGTGTAGGAGGAGCGGGACGGCCGGACCGGGTGTCGGCGGCCGCCGATAGACTGCCCCGCATGAGTAGCGCCCCCGACCGTCTTGTCTGGATCGACTGCGAGATGACGGGGCTCGACCTCTCCGTCGACGAGCTCGTCGAGATCGCCGTCGTCGTCACCGACTTCGAGCTGAACCCGCTCGACGAGGGGCTCTCCCTCGTCATCCGGCCCGACGCGACCGCGCTCGAGAACATGGGCGACTTCGTCCGGTCGATGCACGAGACCTCCGGGCTGCTGGTCGAGATCCCCTCCGGCGTCAGCGTCGCGGAGGCCGAGTACGAGGTGCTGGAGTACGTGCTGAAGCACGTCCCGGCGGACCAGCAGGCCCCCCTCGCCGGCAACTCGATCGGCACCGACCGCGCCTTCCTCGCGAAGTTCATGCCGCGCCTCGACGGCCACCTGCACTACCGCAACGTCGATGTCAGCACGATCAAGGAGCTGGCACGGCGCTGGTTCCCGCGCATCTACTTCAACGCGCCCAAGAAGCACGGCGGACACCGCGCTCTCGCCGACATCCTCGAGAGCATCCGAGAGCTGCAGTACTACCGCCGTGCCGTGTTCGTGGAGCAGCCGGGGCCGAGCACCGCCGAGGTGCAGGCCGTGTCGGCCGCCGTCGTGGACGAGTTCGCCTCGCGGATGTAG